AGGGTATATCATCAACCCTCTTTTTAAACTTTAAGCCGTCCAGTTAACAAGTAGCTGGGCGGTTTTTTGTTACCGACCGCTTTTAGTTCAACCACCTTTGGCGGTCAATCCCTTTTAATTTCAGTTAATTACACCGGACAGGCGCGGCCAAGCCTCGCACTGGCGTTTCTACTATAGCGACGCTGGTCGCGTCTTTGGAAGAGAAAGCGAAATATGTTGAAAGAAGATTTGTATTTACAGCAGGTAGCACTTGAAAAGCGGATGGCAACTCTAGGCACCGACAAGTTTCGCGATGCTTATGAGCGCTGCACGATGGCGGGTCGTGCCACGAACGACAAAAGTATTAAGGTAGCCATGGACACGGCAATTCTTCCTCTAACAAAGGCGATAGATGATTTTAAGCAAGTGGCTGTAACTGGAGTCGCAGGAAGGCGACAATCGGCAGTGAAGCTCATAGGTGATATGGAAAGTCCTATTCTGTCCTATCTAACAGTTAAAATTGTGATGGACGGGCTAGCACGTAGACAGGAACTCGTGCCTTTGGCATTAAGGCTTGGTAATTTCGTAGAGATAGAAAGGAACGTATCTAATATTAAATCTATGAAAAACAAGAGCATAGACAGGACACTGCACTATTTTTCAGACAGTTTTCGCGGTGCTTCTTCTCATCATAGCCAAGTTAGAACAGCATTAAAAGCTACCTTAAAAAATGCTTTTGATAGGTTTGATATTGATGGAGATTTTTCGGAATGGACTAAGTGGACTATGAAAGAAAAAACACTAGTAGGCTTAAAACTGATTGAGTTACTTTGCCAGTCTACTGGCCTTTTTAAAGTACTTCCTAGTTGGAATTGTAGGAAGACAATTAGAACAATCGTTCCTACAGAAACATTCTCAAATTGGTTAGAGAGTTTAAAAGGCCAGTATGAGTTACTTATGCCGGAATATCTTCCTTGTATCATACCACCTAAAGACTGGACGGATTTAACTACCGGCGGCTATCATACGAAAGCTTTTGCCTATGATCTCAACTTCGTTAAGACACGTTCAAAAGAGCACAAGGCCAAGTTAAAAGCTGCCAATCTCTCTTCAGTCTACAGTGCAGTTAACAGCTTACAGAGCACAGCATGGGCAGTTAACAAGCGTGTATTGGAAGTAGCCTTTCATTTGATGGATATAGGTTCATCACGTGCCGGGCTTGTAGGCGAGGATTTGGAGATACCACCTAAACCACACAATATAGCAACCAATGAAGAAGCTAGGAAAAAGTGGAGTAGGGAAGTGGCACGTCTTTTAAGTCTAAATGCTTCAAACAAATCTAAACGTTTACGAGCCTGGAAGACGATTTCGATGGCGCAGGAATTCTGCGGTTATGACAAAATCTACTTTCCATACCAGTTGGACTTTAGAGGACGTATCTACACCGTACCTTCTTTTCTAACACCACAAGGCACTGATCTAGCCAAAGGTTTGCTCCATTTTAGTGAAGGAGAAGCTATTACCACCATACAAGCACGTGAATGGCTGGCATACCATGGCGCTAATTGTTTTGGACTAGACAAGGTTTCATTTGTAGAGCGGTTAAAATGGATTGTCGAGAATGAACAGCTCATCATTGAGGCAGCGCGTAACCCATTAGTTGAATTCTGGTGGAGTGAAGCAGATAGTCCCTTTTGCTTTCTGGCTTTTTGTTTTGAATGGCAAGCCTTATTGGAATGTGAAGCTAAGGGCGAGCCTTTCATTAGCCACCTACCGATAGCTATGGACGGTTCTTGTAATGGACTGCAGCATTATGCGGCGATGTTAAGGGACAAAGTAGCTGGAAGTGCGGTTAATCTGGTTCCTACACCTAGACCGCAGGATATTTATCAGGTTGTGGCGGATCGAGTGAATGAGAAGCTTCGAGCACTAACCAAACAGTCAGACGATAGCCAAGAACGAAAATGGGCGGCAATGTGGTTAGACTTAGGTATAGACCGCCGCATAACAAAGCGGCCTGTAATGATCCTGCCATATGGTGGAACGTTCATAGCTTGCATGACATATGTCCGCGAAGCCATCTACGAGATACATGGTTGTATTCATGAAACACCAGAGTTTAACGAGGCTTGTACCTTTTTGAGCAAGCTAGTGTGGGAATCAATAGGCGGCGTAGTCGTATCAGCCAAACTAGCAATGAAATGGATACGCGATGCAGCTCAAGAGTTCTTAAAGCGCGGTGAGGCTGTTTCTTGGTTAACTCCCTTAGGTTTTCCCGTGGTACAGTACTATCCACAGGGGAAGGAAGTGCACATTAATACGGTTTTGTTTGGGAAGCGATACCAGCCAAAACTTATTATTGAGGCGGAAAAACCAGACAGTAAACGCCAGACCAATGGTGTTGCGCCTAATTTTGTTCATTCACTCGACGCTTGCGCATTGATGATGACAGTTAACGCGGCGGCCAGTCTGGGCATCACTAAGTTTGCAATGATTCATGATAGCTATGCCACAACGGCGGCTAAGTCAGTTCAATTAGCCCAAATCTTGAGAAGTGAATTTGTTCGTCTCTATGCGGACAATAGGCCGCTTGCTCAATTTAAAGCTAAAGAACCACCGCCTTATGTAGGCGGACTGGATTTAAACCTAGTTCGAGACAGTGATTACTTTTTTGCATAAGATGTTACAAAGAAATGTACAAAAATAGACAAGCACCAAACCCGTTGGAAAAGCGCTTAGACCGCTTGAGGAAAAACCAAAATAGATTAGAAAGGAATCTAGAGGAACTATGGGCACAATTAAATGTATTCGAAGAAGATCAACAGGTAATTAAGGCCAAACTAGAGACTGTCTGTTCACATATGAGGCTGAAACAACTTTATGAGGAACCAGATGAATATTAACAAAGATATACTTAACAATGTTGATCCTCATGAAGTCATTCAAGCATCATTAAGTCAGCTTCGCCAAACTGATACAACAGCTAAAGAGGTTCAAGCTGCATCAATTGCTGTCACCTTGCTGGCTTATGTAGCCCGCCATGGGCTTGATGTTGGTGCGGTATTCACTGTTGCTAACAATATCCTGCATTCAAAGCATGGGCAACGGGAAAAGCATTTCCAAGCCTTGCGCGATTACATGCGCTTCGAGCTTTAGATTAGCTTTCATTTAAAAGCTTCCCTTTTTGCGTGACCAGCGCCGTTACGAAGAGAATTTCCCACACACAGGCCATCACGTCTTGCCCCCACTTGGGTGTCTTGTGTGTGCATAATTAAGGCCACATGGACGCGCATTAGCATTAACGAGTTTTGCTGGTGTGAACGGGACGGCACTGAACACGCACCCGAAAAAATAATTTACTACGCTGAAATCCCACGCTTAGGGGAATAAAGAAAAAGGAGAAAACTAATGAACCAAACTATACCTAAATCCTTAATGGGGACGTTTTCATTCATCAAGCTAATTCTAGATGACTGGTTTGATGGGACATGGACTTTAAGAAGAGTTGAGTACTCAATTTGGGTTAAAGAAGAAGGAAAAGTGGGGCTTGGCAGTAGTGGCTACTATCAAGGTTTTGATAAGTGGTACGTCTGCAACACAAAAGGTAAACCAATAGGAAAAAGAACACGCACCTATGTTGTTCGTAGAGATAGGAACTACCAACTGGAAGTGGACGAAATTATTACTTCACCGTCAGAATATCCACCAGCTTCCCTAAACGTTGAGGACGAAGCAAATGACCCTATTTTCTATACTTACGAAGGAGAAAAACAATGATTGAATATCGCGTAATTACAACAGCGAATGACTTCCCTACTATTGTACAGGAAGCAGCCAACTGGATTAAGCGTCCAATTGAGTTAGTAAGTATAGACAATCATAACTGGCACGTCTTACTACCACCTAATCCCCTGGGGCGTGACACTCCCTACTATGTCGTCCGGCAAGGTATACGCTTTAGGCTGGAAGCACGAATATTGTCATAACCACCGCCTACTATACATATAGGTAAACATGCATTTGGAGAAAGATTATGACTAAGGAACGCATACGAGACATAGCCACCTTGCGTAATGTAATTGATAGTCTGGCCGAAAAATTTGATGAGCTAGTAGATCAAATTAGAACTCTTTGTGAGAAGGAAAGGGAGCAACTAGAAAGCTTACATGGACAGCAGCGCAAACGTGTTTCTACAGCTCGATCATTATTAAATCTTAGTAGTGCCTGTGGGAATATCACAGATATATTATTGAAATTAGAACAAACTGCATATGAATTAGATGAAGCTATCTGTGAGTTAGAGATTAAGGAACAGGAAAAATAGACATGGCGCAATATCGTACTATCATAACAGCACCTAATCTTCACGCTATTGTCATAGCAACAGCCGACTGGTTTCATAAGCCCATTACACTCAAATATAATGACGAGAAAAAGAAATTACGCGTCTGGCTACCTGATACCAAACGTAAAGATTACTATCAATGGTATGTCTCTAAACAAGGTGACAGATATCATTTGGAACTACGTGACCCAACAATGTCTGAACCTATACAGCTATGAAGGAAACCTAAACATATGTCAACTACACAAAATAGTAGGAAGCAAAAAATTATCAAGCTCATCACCCCGCGCGGTGTCTTAAAATACCCCAGATTAACCAAAATTGACTATGGGTCAGAAAAATACCCCATTCCTGAGGGTGTCTATCGAACACAGCTCGTTCTTGATACCAATAGCAAAGGCGTGAGGGAGTTCTTAGAAAAGCTTGACGAACTCCTTGAGCAATCTCGCGAAGAGGCTGAAGAACAACTAAGCGAGTTACCAGTCAAAAGTCGTAAAGAGATTGAAGGCAAAGGTGGTTTGACGGCCAATAAGCCTTACTCAATAATCTATGATGAGGAGACAGAGGAACCAACGGGTGAGGTTGAGATACGGATTAAGAAACGCGCCACCTTTAAAAGGGCGGATGGGGAGCGGGAATTAATCCCGCCGCCTCATCTATTTGATAGTGCCATTCCACCAAAATTATTGCCAAGGAGAGTTGAAGTTTGGGGCGGTACTCAAGCGATCATCAATATCAATGCCACACCTTATTTCATGAACACCGGCGCTTATGGCCTATCTTTGCGATTAAATGCGGTACAAATACTCAAACTTGTTGATGCTGGTGGGATGCGTGATGCGGTAGATTATGGTTTTGAAGGTCAAGAGGATGGCTGGGATAGTGCCGACTTGGAAGATGAACTCGAAAGGGAAGAGGAAGAGACAACATCATTAGATGACGACATTGATTTCTAATACTCATAAGGCACGGCGCGTCTATCGTTCGGCTTTTGAAAAAAAGTTGATGGAAGAACTAAAGCATCAAGGTATCAAGGCTCAATATGAGCCTTTTTTTATGCGCTATTTTCCTACCCAACCAAAGCGATACACACCGGACATTGTCCTACCCAATGGTATTATCATTGAGGCTAAAGGTTATTTCCTACCACAAGATAGAACAAAGCACAAAAACATCAAGGCCGCCTATCCTGATCTTGATGTTCGCCTAGTCTTTCAGCGCTCCTCTAACAAGCTAAGCCCAAACAGCCAGACGACCTACGCCGACTGGTGTCAGCGAGAAGGTTTTCTCTATGCTAATCGATCAATTCCGCAAGACTGGCTGAATGAACCCCCAAGTCACAAGCGCTTACAGGCAATCACCGCCGCACGTGCTGCTAATCAAAACCAATAGCTAGATAAGGAAAGAAGTAAAATGAGTATGAACCTAACTCTTAATACCACCATCAATTACAATACGCCGAGCCAAGTTGCTTTGATGAATGTTGTGCGTGATGTCACAGCCTCGCTTACCATGTCCAGCCGTGAAATTGCGGAACTTACGGGTAAGCGCCATGACCATGTCATTCGTGACATAAGAAACATGCTTGAAGCACTTGAAATAACAGCCCCCAAATTTGGGGGCTATTATAAATCCAAAAGAAACAGGGACTTAGTCGAATATCTCTTACCGAAGCGCGAAACCCTCATACTTGTTTCCGGCTACAATATCAAACTGCGCGCGGCGATTATTGACCGTTGGTTAGAGTTAGAGGAACAAGCATTAAATCCCTCTTCCTTAATGCAAAACAAAGACTATCTTCAAGCCTACATTCCAGCGCAGGAAGATATCACCAATCAATTAACCAACATCATTAATGAGCATCTCCACTCTGTCACCGTGGATGAATGGCGCGCTCTTAATCATAAATACCTGCCACTAAGCCAGTGCCAACAATTAGGCAAATTGGCAACAAGACTATGTCAAGAAGCAGATGTCCTAATTGGCAAACAACAGCGCATCTTTCAAACCAAAACCGGCACCACCCGCAAAACTTATATCAATGTCTATCCGGTAGAGATTTTAGATGAAGCTGCTGAATTATTGGGACTGCTATCATGACAAAACCCATTAATGAAAAACCAATGCGGGATATGATTTTAGCCCATCTAGAGGCTGGTAAATCAATCACCAATATTGAAGCACAGGCTTTATGGCGCTGTCGAGCGCTCCCTAAGCGCATCTCTGAACTTCGCTCCATGGGGCATAACATCAAGGCGGATTGGCGTAAAGATTCAACCGGCCAGTCTTATGTTCGTTACAGTTTAGCTAAAGAGAAATCACATGAGAGAACCTGATTTTAACTGGTGGATTCAAAACGGCTTAGTCGCAATTGTTATCCTCTTGATCTTAAACCTTTTAGTCATCCTCATTGGGGAAATAACATTATGAAACAACCAATCATTGAAAAGCTTCTCTATGCAGCCATACAGGGCATGTGCACATGCATTCCTATCATCACTGTAATCTATATCCTTTGGTGGATTTTTGCTTAACAAGAAGGGAGAAATCTAATGAAACGATTTGTTAACTAGTTCATTGCCTACGCCCTAGTCGTAATTGCCCTAAGCACACCTTGGTTCATTCTAGCCTACCTTATTTGGCGGGTATTTTTTTAATAGGAACGGAGCGATCTAATGCCTAACACACCTTTTGACCCATTCTGGTTCTTTCTAGGCGTACTTTTAGCTATTGTTTTCATTACCATATTAATTAACCTTTCATGGGATGACGATGACCTACGCTTCTAGCACCTTACTAGCCTATGAACCATGCCCCAACTGCGGTAGTCGTGATAATCTTGCCCGTTATTCTGATGGGCACGGGTTTTGCTTTGGCTGCGGCTATTTCGAAGCATCTTCAAACCAAATCGTCTTTGAGAAAGTACCCATGACCAGCAACACTATTAATGGCTTAATTCCACATGGCCAGCCTCAAGCCTTACAAAAGCGCAGACTTTCTGAAGCAACCTGTGCCAAATGGGGGTACACCATCAGTGAGTATAAAGGCCAAAAGGTGCAAATAGCCAATTACCGTGACATCACCGGTAAGATCATAGCCCAAAAGCTTCGCTTTCCAAGCAAGGAGTTTAAGTTTCTAGGCGATACCAAACAGGCTGGGCTATATGGACAGCATCTTTGGCGTGATGGCGGCAAGCGTGTCACCATTACTGAAGGTGAAATTGATGCACTCTCTGTCTCTCAAGCCCAAAACAATACCTGGGCGGTTGTCTCGCTACCCACCGGCGCACAAGGAGCAAGGCGGGCTTTAAAGCAAGCCTTTGAATGGCTAGACAATTTTGAAGAGATTGTCTTAATGTTTGATAATGATGAGGCTGGACAAAAAGCGCTTGAGAATTGCGCCAGTTTACAATTTAAAGCCGGAAAACTCAAAGTAGCCAAGCTGCCACTCAAAGATGCCAGCGAGATGTTACAGGCTGGGCGCGGCACCGAGATTGTAAAGGCAATCTTTGATGCCAAAAGCTACCGTCCAGATGGTATCATTGCCGGATATGAAATGTGGGAAGTTTTGAACACCCTAGATGCTGGAGCTGCATTGGCGCTGCCATTTACGCGGCTTAATGACATGACAATGGGCGTTCGTCGTGGTGAAGTTTGGACTTTTACCGCCGGTTCAGGCATTGGCAAGTCTTCCATTGTCCGCGAGATGGCCTATCATTTCATCTGCTTAGGAGAGACCGTCGGCTTGATCATGCTTGAAGAAAATATCAAGCGCACTGCACGTGGATTAGTTGGCTTGGCAATTGATGCCCCAGCCTTCCTCATGTGGGATGAACTCTCGACCGAGGATAAAAAGCGTGGCTTTGATGCCACCTTAGGTACAGGTCGTGTCTATCTTTATGATCATTTTGGATCGATTGATATTGACAATATCACGTCCCGCATTCGTTTCATGGCCGCAGCCTGTGATTGTAGTTTGATTGTGCTAGATCATCTCTCCATCATTGTCTCTGGTATTGATGAAGGTGAGGAGCGGCGCAAGATTGATAATATCATGACCGCGCTGAAGAGTTTAGCGATGGAGTTAAATATTGCTATCTTGCTTGTCTCCCATCTCAAACGTCCTTCAGGTGACAAAGGTCATGAGGATGGCGCACGAACATCACTGGCGCAGTTACGTGGTTCGGCGGGTATTGCCCAATTGTCCGACTTTGTCATAGGCGCTGAACGTGATCAACAAGCCGAACAAAGCAATATCACCACATTGCGCATTTTGAAAAACCGTTACACCGGCGAAACCGGCGAGGCTGGCTGGCTTGATTATAATCCAGATACAGGCAGGTTAACTGAACTGGTTTCAAGCCCCTTTGAGAAAGGCGACAGCTATGACTACAGCAATATCGAAGAAGCTTTCTAAAATAGTAGAAACTTTTGAAGACAGCCTATTCTACAAAGCACAACTGAAAAAGGCACTCGCAAATGCACTGAACGGTTACGGGTGGAGTGGCTGGCGTTATTACAAGGTAGGCTATTGTAACGGCTTTGAGGATGGCTTTTACAAAGGATGGAGTGACACTATCATGCAAAACTTTTGGTATGGGGACGATGCCCATTTTCCTACGAATACCCGATATGAGGGAGATTATCGTTCAGGCTTTCTTGAGACCCTAGATGATACCGATGAAAGATCATTACCTTCATATGTTTATGTTAGCGATAGACCTAACTTCCCCACCGATACCAACTATGTAGCAGGTTATTGGGATGGATATCTTATTGGCGCTCGAGAATCGTATTATTTGCTTACTGGCAAGAGGTCTGATCTAAGTGAGAAGAAATATGAAATTATTGTTTGATTGTGAAACCAACGGCCTTCTTGATACTGTAACAAAAGTACATTCACTTGTCATTAAAGATGTTGACACCGGTCAAATCTGGTCACTCCATAGTGACGATGGTCACGTCTCTGGTGAAGCTATTGAACAAGGACTTACGCTTCTTAGCCAAGCCAAACAAATCATTGGTCATAATATCATCAAATTTGATTTACCTGTCTTACAAAAAATCTATCCCTCCTTCACCACTCAAGCCAAACTCTTAGACACGCTTGTTCTTGCCCGTCTGCTTTGGCCGTCAATTGATGAGACTGATTATGCTTTGGCTAAAAAAGACAAACTACCGAATAAACTCATTGGCCGTTACTCTCTCGAGGCTTTCGGCCACCGGCTGGGCAAGTGGAAAGGTGACTACGCCGCCGAGATGAAAGAGGAAGGTATTGACCCATGGGCGAACTGGTCAGAGAAGATGCAGCACTATTGCGAGCAAGATGTTGAAGTCACTCATGCACTTTATGAAAAAGCAGTGAAGGTTTGGGCGGGTTATGGAGCTGATTACCAACGGCGTCATCGTCAATATTTAAACCGCAACCAACATCCAGATAGTATCCCAGTCATTCCTTTTTCGGATCAATGTGTCTGGCTAGAAATGGAGGTTGCAAAAATCCTTGCCCGTCAGGAACGTTGGGGTTTTGCTTTTGATCGACAAGCGGCGGAGCAGCTCTATATTACCTTGTTGACCGAGCGTGATCAACTGGCTGGTCAGTTACGTGATATTTTTGGTTCATGGATTGAACCAGATGGCGATGTTGTCACTGTTAAGAAGCAGCGAAAGATACCAAACCAGAATGGTTACTATGAGGCTGGCAGCCAATATCAAAAGTTCAAGCAGATTGATTTTAATCCTAACTCAACCTACCATATCGCTTCAAGGCTGAAAGTTAAATATGGCTGGCAGCCAACACAATTCACCCCATCCGGTCAACCAAAACTAGATGAAACAATCTTGTCGAAGCTGCCTTATAATGAGGCTAAACTGCTTTTGCGTTACATGCTGCTAACAAAGCGCATAGGTCAAGTCGCTGAAGGCGCACAATCATGGCTAAAACAAGAAAAGAATGGCCGTATTCATGGCGCTGTCCACACATTAGGCGCGGTAACACGGCGGATGACCCATTCGCACCCTAACATTGCTCAAGTACCAAGCAATGCCGCACCTTTCGGTGAAGCATGTCGCGACGTATTCACTGCTTCAAACGGCTATGTGCTTGTTGGCTGTGATGCTGATGCTTTAGAACTTCGTTGTTTGGCTGGCTATATGGCGAAATATGATGGCGGCGCTTATGTTGATACTATCCTTAATGGTGACAAAGCATTGGGAACCGATATGCATTCAGTCAATGCTAGGGCGCTGGGATTAAAACCCGCCGACCCCTACCCCGTCGAGGGGAGACAATTAACCGGTCGTGATATAGCTAAGACATGGTTCTACGCTTTTCTCTATGGCGCAGGTGACGAGAAGCTGGGAGCAGCTTTAGGCACACAAGGCACAAGAAAGCAAGTCATTAAACGTGGCAAGCAAGCCCGTGCTGATTTCCTTAAAGCGCTTCCTGCTTTGGAAGAACTCATAGCAAAAGTTCGCAACAAGGCTGGCCAAGGTTTCTTAATCAGCCTTGATGGTTCTAAGTTGAAAGTTCGTTCACCCCATGCGGCCTTAAATACGTTGCTGCAATCAGCAGGGGCGATCATTATGAAACAAGCGCTTGTCATCTTAGATGCTGATCTTCAAGCGGCGAAGCTTAGACCGCATAATGATTATGAATTCTGCGCCAATATTCATGATGAATGGCAGATTGATGTTAAGCCTGAACATGTCGAGACGGTCAAGCAAATGGCTGAAGCCTCTATCTACAAGGCGGGACTTGCGCTTAATTTTGCCTGTCCATTAAAAGGTAATACCCAAAGTGGAAACACGTGGCGAGACACCCATTAGCAAAGCAAAGGTGAAACAAGAATACCGGCGTAATCATGGCGGCGGTTATCTCTATGTTGTTACCAATCCAGCATGGCCTGATTTTATCAAAATAGGCCGCACCATCAACATCAACACACGATTGCGGTCGTACAATACAGGGAGTCCATTTAAAGATTATGAACTATTTTACTATCGTTTTTTCACGGATGTTTGCGCTGCTGAACAAGCGATACGACATTTTTATGGCGGGCATAAGTTCAGAGGTGAATGGTACCAAATGCACCCTGAAGACGCCGCTAATCTCATCGACATCACAGCAACAAGAGCAATATTTGCGGGAAAAATATGGCACCCCTAAAATGATAGACACGACGAGTGTCGCTATAGACGCAACCCCATTAAGGAGAGCAAACATGACCACAGAGTTTAAAAATTTCTGGAAGCCAATTGAAGATTGTCCAAAGGAAGAGGGGAAATATTACTTTTTACTGCCTGGTCATTACATCATCGTGGGCACATGGGCGCGTACCCATCTTGGTTATTATTGGATTGATCAAGATGGCTTTAATTACTACCACCGCAAAATATTCCACTATGCTGAAATCCCGCCACTCTCTGAAAAAGGAGAACAATCATGATTGATTTCTACTATGTGCTGAAATCTACCAAAGATGGAAGATATCTGGCCGACCCTTTCCACAAAATGCGCTGGACTAAAAACCTTAGCAAAGCCAAAAACTTTACCGATCAGCATATTGCTAACGTCTCCTTTAGCTACCCCCATACTCAAGCCACTTTAGTGTCGGTTTGTGAAGTTGATTTAGAGGCTACATTTGCCAGCGAAGATCATGAGGAGGCTACCAATGAAAACCACCCTGCTGCTTGATGGTGACGTCTTCATCTACAAGGCAGCGCTCCACGCACAAACAGCGGCAGATTTTGGTGAGGGACAATGGGGTTTAGCTGCTGATTTACCCTCTGCTATCGACCAGCTCAATGCTACAATGGCTTCGCTTAAATCTTCACTCAAATCCGATAGGGTCATAATGGCCATCTCTGATGTTAACAATTTTCGCAAGGAGATTATGCCCAGCTACAAATCTAACCGCAAAACCACACAAAGGCCATTACTGCTAGAACCACTGCGCCAATATGTGCGTGACAATTGCGAGACTTTTGAGCGTCCTTCTTTGGAAGCGGATGATGTCTTAGGCATCCTTGCTACCAACCAAAAAATCATCAAGGGTGAAAAAATCATTGTCTCGATTGATAAAGATATGCGCACCATACCAGGCACTCTGTTTAATCCTGATCAAATGGAAGAGCCTGAAGAAATTAGCCTTCCTCAAGCTGATTACAGCTTTCATGTTCAAATTCTTACCGGCGATGTTGTCGATGGCTATTCTGGCTGTCCCAATGTTGGCAAGGTTAAGGCAGCCAAATTATTATCTGGTGTTGCACCCTGTGACTATTGGGACATCATCAAGGAGCAATATCAAAAGGCAGGTTTAACTGAACAAGACGCCTTAACACAGGCACGTGTTGCCCGTATTTTGCGCCATCAAGATTATAATTACCAGACAAGGAAACCGATATTATGGCAACCGCAAACCAAACAGTGAAGCTACTAAAACTAGAAATGGGTGAAAAAGATAATCACAAAGCTACTACTATAGATAAAAGGCCGAGATTAATTGGGCTTTACTCATCCGCTCCCCAATCAGGCAAGACAACCGCAGCGCAGTATTTGAGGAATGAATACAACTATTTTGTACGATCTTTTGCTAGTCCCATCAAGAAAATGATTAATGAATTGATGTTGGAAGCGGGATTTGATTGTAGCGATCGTATTGACCATGAGAGAGATAAAAAGGAAGTACCTATTCCACTACTAGGCAACAATAGTCACCGCCAATTATCCCAAACCTTAGGTTTCGAGTGGGGACGAAAACGCGTTGATGCTGATCTTTGGGTAAACGTTGCCTTTAATGATATGAATTTTCTCAATAAGATTCATAGCCGCTATGTGTTTGATGATGTTCGCTTTCCCAATGAATATCACGCCATCAAAAGCCAAGGCGGTGTGGTTTGGCATATTCGCCGTGATAGCGCGCAACGACCTAATGATCACCCCAGTGAAGGCTTGCTTGATGATTTTGTGTTTGACCGCATCATTGATAATAACGTTCCCCTAAATAAACTCTATGATCAAATCAATCGCGGGGTGAGTTAAATGCATCTCTATGATTTCCCAGAACTAGCTAAGCCGCTTAGCCATGAAGAATTACAACTTGGCTGCCCCCCCATTGACCCTGCACTCCTTCGATGGATTATACATACAAATCCCCACTACTTGCCCCAAGTTGAAGCCACCGATCGTGAGATATGGGCGGAAATTGGGGTACAGTATTTCATCCAAAAGCTGATAAACATCTACAAAAACCAACAACCACAAGGATAACTCATGTGCGTATTTAAAAGACCCAAAGCACCACCCCCACCCCCAGTCGTTGCTCCCCCACCTGAATCACCGTCAAAACCACCAGACCCCGTTGAGATCGTCAAAGATAAACGCGTTCGCAAACAACGGCGTAAAAACCCATTGCGGATTGAGCGCGATTCTGGCAGCGGGGCACCAGCTTCAGGAGCAAATATCTAATGAGCGCCAAACAACGTTACCATATATTGGAAACCGACCGGCGACCTTTTCTTGAGCGTGGGCGTCAATGCGCCCAGCTTACCCTTCCCCACCTTCTCCCACGTGATCAATCAACAGGTTCAACAAAATTCATTACCCCAGAGCAAAGCCTTGGCGCGCGTGGGGTCAATAACCTGGCCGCCAAACTGTTGATGGCCTTATTCCCCCCCAATGCACCTTACCTTAAAATGGAGGTGGACGCGATGACGGCGCTGGAAATCGCTCAAGAGGAGGGGGCGAAGGATGAGATCGACAAGGCCTTTTCTCAATATGTCCGCCGCATCATAGCGGATTTTGAGGAGCGCTCACTTCGCTTGTCTCTCTATGAAGTGTTTCGCCATTTGGTCATTAATGGTAATGCTACCCTCTATGTGCCACCACAAGGAAGAGCGCGTGTCTATCGACTTGATAAATATGTCGTTCAGCGTGACCCTATGGGGCAAATTATGGAATGGGTAGGGGTTGAATCGGTTGCCAAGAACTTTCTTCCTCAAGAGGTGAAAGAGCAAATCAGCGAGACTGCCGGTTCTTCCTCAAGCCTTGATAGCCCATCTACTTTCATGGCACCACAATCAGAGGAACTGGTTGATCTCTACACCCATGTTGCCTTGAATGAAGAAGGCAGTTACAGCGTCTATCAGGAAGTTGACGGCACTATTATCAAAGGCACTGAAGGTGAGTTCACGCCGCAAGAGTTGCCGTTTCTGGTTCTTCGTTACAACAAAGTTGATGGCGAAAGTTATGGTAGAGGCTTGATTGAGGAATATCTAGGCGATCTCATTCATCTAGAAACCCTGTCTCAATCCATGCGTGAATTCGTCTCGATAGCCTCTAGGATCATTCCGATCATCTCGCCTAATGGCACGATGCGGGCTAAGGATTTAGTGCAAGCGCCTAATGGCACCCCGATTGTCGGCAATAGAGAGGATTTATCCTTCGCCCAGATTGAGCGTTACAACGATTTTCGGGTTGCCAAAGAGATGTTAGATCGTCTTGAACAATCTTTAAGCTTCGCCTTCTTAATGAATACCGCCATTCAGCGTAATGGTGAGCGGGTCACGGCCGAGGAAATTCGTTACATGGCGCGCGAGCTAGAGGACACATTAGGCGGTACTTACTCGCTACTTTCCGTTGATCTTCAATTGCCACTTGCCCGTGTCCAAATTGCCAATCTAGAAGCTATTGGTGCACTACCAGAACTCCCAAAAAACATGACCCAGCCAAAAGTTGTCACCGGCATGGACGCTTTGGGGCGTGGCAATGACCTATCTAACCTGATACAATTCTTGGAGATTGTTCAGCAGTCACCCGCCGCTCAAAGCCTGAAATGGGAGCAGATAGCACTGCGTCTTGCGAATGGCCTTAATATTGAAACGGACGGGCTTTTAATGTCGTCCGAGGAACTGGCTGAACAACAACAAAAAATGCAGATGATGGAGATGGCGCAACAACTCGCCCCCAATGCCATTAACCAATTAGGCGGTATGGCACAGCAACAAATGAAACAACAGGAGTAGCAAAAACACTCATGTCTAAAACTATTAAAAACAAAAATGAACAAGGAGCAGCTCAAACCATGGCTGATTTAAATACCGGCAAACCCACCCAAGCAGAGCAACAACAAGCGCTGAACACGCTCATTGAGCAGGAAACATCTAATAATTCAACACAACTCATTGAGCGTGAAGGCGTTAAATATCTTGTTAAGCAGCTCAATGGCTTAACCATTGAAACGAGGATGAGCTAAATATGGTAGAAACAGTTACAATAACATCATCCCGGCCAGACCCACAAAGCCAAACGGATGAAGCCGCGCGGCTTGCTGTTGAAGGTTCAAATGAAACGTCTCAACCAAACGCCGCACAGGCACAACCAGGCGAGACCCAAGTGCAGGAAATCGCTGATCAAGCTGGGCTTGATGTCGAAGCGATTGAAAATCATTGGCTTGAGACAGGACAGGTACCCGAGGCAGAATTAGCCAAACTATCCCAAATAGGCATCACGAAAGAGATGGCCGAGGAATATATTTCTTGGCGTCACTCTCAAGCTGAACAAGGTATGAATGATTTAATAACACAGATAGGAGGTGAGGAAAGTTTCAAATCCATGTCAGGCTGGGCAGCTTCCAATTGGGATAGTGAGCAGCTAAGCGCTTACAACAAAGCAATTGACAGTGGCGACCGTGGTCAAATTCAACTGGCGCTCAAAGCCTTAAAGGCTGAATATTCAAGTGCCAACCCCCAGCCAGCGGGTAAGCCAAAACTGGTTCATGCTCCTAATCATGCTAGTGGCGGAACTCAGGCTTACCAAAGCTTGGCCGAGGCTCAACGTGATTTTGCTAACCCACTTTACCAACAAGACCCTGCCTTTAGGGAGCAAGTACGCCGCCGTCTTGCCGTCTCCAACATAATGTGAACAGCTTATGCGCAAAATAGATGAGATCATCATTCACTGCGCCGCCACTCCTGAACACAAACCCTTCACCACAGCAGATATTACAAGATGGCACAATGAGCGCGGCTTTCGCACTATTGGCTATCACTATGTTATCTTGCTTGATGGCATTGTTGAGCAAGGCCGCCCTGTGAAGGAAGTCGGTGCACATTGTCTAGGCCATAACAGTAATTCAATTGGTATCTGCTATATTGGCGGCGTGGATAAAAATAATAAACCAAAGGACACACGAACACCAGCTCAACGAAAAGCTTTGATAAGTTTATGTAAACAACTGCTTGCAAAGTACCCACACATCAAAAAGATCAGCGGCCATAATCAATATGCCAACAAAGCCTGTCCTTCCTTTGATGTTCGCAAGGACGAGTTAGGACAGCTCCTAGGGAGTGGGCACAATGAGCGCGCCACTTAAACAATCATCACGCAAAACATCTAAGCTAGCCCTTGCCATCAATACGGGGCTGGCGTGGTCACTTGCTTTCTATTCATTATTCACTGGTCAGGGAGGTGCAGCGGTCAGCTATTGCCTCGCCCTCATCGGCGCACTCTATGGTTCCTATGTCGGCATTGGACATCTCGACTATCGCCGCTTCCTTGTCAGTCTCTACCCACAAGAGGAGTACAACCATTTCTCTGAAGACAATCATTACCTTGATAGTAACAACGGCTTTCCTTCTCAATCTGATTGCGACCCTATGGTTGAAGGCGGAGAGGGGAAGGCTCCAAGCCGAACTCATTAACCAACAATATCTAACCCAACAGGCAGAGGCTATCGCCAAACACCGTGACAAACAACTAAACGAACTCAATCTCGTACTTGCCGCACATAATAAGCGTGTGGAAGAGGATGAAGCCTTATTCCAACATTATCAACAACAACAGGAGGCTCTCAATTCCTATATCGACCATGAAATGCTGGACGCTCATACTATGTGTCTTGATGTCGCTGATGTTGAGCGGCTGCGTAACACGTGGGACTACCCAAAGGATACCAATTCCCGTTGAACGCCCCCTACCGCCATTACCCGCAGACATCATCACCTGCTTTAACAAATCAACCCCAGCTCCAACACCACAGCGGCCATTGAGCAAACAGGTTGTTATCAAGCTCTTAGCGCAATTACGCCAGTCAGAGCTATCAAAATCGGCATGTGGCAAACGCCTAATTGCCTTCTACAACAATTTAAAAAGCTTAAGTGAAACTAAATAAAAATCTAACAATAGACGCGACCAGCGTCGCTATCACTGAAAGCTTCTTAATCATAGGAAATATACTATATGTCTAATATAAACGTCTCTCGTCTTGGTCAGATCAATCAGGTCGGGCTGGACAAAGAGCTTTTCTTAAAAGTCTTTGCTAATGAGGTACTTAATGCTTTTAACTCTGAATGCAAATACCAAGACAAGCAGCTCGTCCGCAAAATCGAGCATGGCAGGTCCGCACAATTTCCGGTAACGGGTCGTATCACTGCCCACTACCATACACCTGGAAGTGAAATGCTAGGCACGAGGATGTCCCACGCTGAACGTGTCATCACCATTGATGAACTCCTCGTTGCTGATGCATCCATTGCCAATATTGATGAGGCCATGAACCATTATGATGTTCGCGCTCAATATTCACGCCAGATGGGGCATGTGCTAGCTAAGACTTACGATACCAATGTTGCCCGTGTTGCCATCCTCGCCGCTCGAGCCGCACCCACCATTACGGGTGAGCAAGGCGGTTCTGTAATCATTGGCGGTGCAAATGTGGCAACTGATGCTGATTTGTTCCAAAAAGCCATGTTTTCTTGTGCCCAGATTCTGGATGAAAAGGACGTACCAGATACCAACCGTTATGCCTTTGTTAGTCCGGTCACTTATTACACCGCCGCCCAAGAACCAAAATTACTCAATAAGGACTGGGACGGTAAGGGCAGTATCTCTCAAGGCACCTTTGAAACCTTGGCCGGTATCACTGTGGTGAAAACCAATCATTTACCTAAAACCAATATCACCAATGACAACACCGTACCGCAAAAATATCGTGGTGACTTCTCCAAAACAGCCTTCCAAGTAATTCATGAGAGTGCTGTTGGAACGGTTAAATTGATGGATTTGGCAATGGAGAGTGATTATCTCATCCGTAACCAAGCCACCTTCATGGTTGCTAGATATGCTGTCGGCCATGGCATCTTACGTCCTGAAAGCGCCATAGAGGTTAAAACCACACAATAGCACATAGCCATCTCAACCTATTTCTTCAATCCATGCCATGCCTTCTCAATAGGGGGCATGGCTTTTCTGTATGAGGTGTTATTCATGCAAAATTTAGGCGCTGCTTCCGAACTAGCGGCGGTCAATGAAATGCTGGCATCGGTGAGCGAAGACCCTGTCGAAAGCCTAGACAACCTGCCACCGTCTGGGCGTATGGCTTTGTCTATCCTGCGTGCCACTTCCCGAGATTTACAAGAGGAGGGTTTCTGGTTCAATGAAGAGACAGATTATGAACTAAAGCCTGATCAGTTAACTTTTGAAATTACCATCCCAGCCAATATCCTGCGCATTGATAGTGAGGAAGGCGACTGTATCCGGCGCGGGTCAAAGCTTTACGACCGCTATAAAAAATCCTTTAAATTTGATCAACCAGTTAAATGTGAGGTTGTGCTTCATTTGCCATGGGAAGATTTACCCTCTGTGGTACGCCGTTACATCATTGCTTTGAGTATTGAAAAATTCATTGAAAGCTTCCCCCACGGTCAAGCCACATCGGAGGCTAGAATGCGTAACCTACTACGGGCAAAAGCTGCGTTTGAAAATGCTTCCATCCAAAATGGCGATTATAATTTACTAGCTAATGTGTCTATTCAATACAAAATGAGGAGAACATGATATGCGCGTAGAAGGCGGCACATCCAATATCATTAACGGTATCTCGCGTCAGCCAAGTGAGATTAGGCTTACATCCCAATTAGAGGAAAGTATTAACCAATTTCCCACCCTTACAAAAGGCCTTATTCCTCGTAATCCCACAAGATGGCTGGGTAAATTACCAAAGGCTAGAACCGCTGCCGCACTAACTCATATCATCAACCGTGATGCGAATGAGCGATATATCGCCACTATTGACCGTCCCACTATTTCAGTTCATGATTTGAATGGCAACCCACAACAGGTTAATGAACAAGGGAATGCCTATCTCTACCTTCTCCCACCTATAGAAGGCGCTTATGAGGCTTTGACCGTTGCTGATCACACTTTTGTTCTTAATAAGAACTACAAAGTTATCTCCTCATCCGCTCTTACACCTTATTTCGCACCTGGTGGTCTTGTCCATGTGGTCAAAGGTGAATATACATCTCATTATGGTGTGACAATTCGAGCCGGAGCTAACGCAACAGCAAATACTGTAGCCCTTTATACCACACCGGATTCCTACGCGTCAGATAATAACAGCGCCAATGCGCGTCAAAGAGCAACAAAGCCTAGCTCTATTGCTACCATATTGTTAACGGGTCAGACGCCATTTGGCTACAATGCCAATAATTTAAATGCCAATCTTTCATCAACCGACTGGGTTAAAGACCAATATGATAATGTCATCCATATTTACCATAAAAATACTAATAATAATTTCCACCTACATGTAAGCGGCGATGAGGAAAATATTCGTGCTCATAAGGGCACGGCACCGGCGCTGGATAGGCTGCCGCGCAAGGCACCACCCAATTTTGGCATCAAAATAACGGGCAGCCAAGAAAGCCAATATGATGATTATTATGTCAAATTTGATCACCCCTATGGTGTGAGTGAAGGGAGTTGGAAAGAAACAGTCGCCCCTATTATTCGTTATAAGTTATTGGCATCTTCAATGCCCCATCTCCTTGTTAGGGAGGCAGATGGTAGTTTCACTTTTAAACCGGCTGAATGGGCAGGGAGAGAAGTTGGCGATCTAGAAACCAATCCTTGGCCTTCATTTGTTGAAAGTCGAATCAAAGGTATGACGTTTTTTAAAAATCGCTTGTGCCTCTTCTCCGGTGAATCTGTAGCACTTTCGCGTCATGATGATCATTTTAATTTCTTCATTGAGAGTGTTATTACCCCACTTGATACCGACCCGATTGATGTTACCATTGCCTATCCTGACGTGTCGGATATCTACCACGCCGTCCCCTTCGGGTCAGAATTAATGCTGTTCACCACATCGGCAACCTTTCGCGTGGCAACCAGTGGCGAACTCTTAACCCCAAAAACTGTAGCAATTGAGCCAGTCCTTGATTTAAAAGCCTCTCAAAAAGTTAAACCGATTGTCGGTAATGACAAATGCTATTTTGTTAGTGATCGTGAATCTGGTTCCTTTGTTCATGAATTTCTATTTGATGAAGCCAGCGGTGTGCGCCAAGCGCCATCATTAACGGATCATGTCCAAGGCTATATTCCCAGTGACATTAAACTGATGGAAGTTGATGATGATCTAAAATTACTGGCTTTGGTATCAAGCAAGGAACCAACCCATATCTATTATTACAAATGGTTTTGGGTCGGCCAAGAAAAGGTTCAGGCTGCATGGGGCAGATGGGTTATTGACAATCCGATCATCACGATGAAATTCAGTGACGAGGAGTTGATCATTGTCACTGATGCGGGAGATGAAGGACGGGAAATCTTGAGCCTTAATTGTCATGAAGCGTGGGATAGGGGGCTTCCTTTTGAACCACTTCTCGATAAATCACTTATGCTAGATGCCAGCGCACCGCGCACTTACAATGCCGCACTTGATGTCACGATTTTCACTCTGCCTTACAAGGCTGAAGGCGTCCACGCCCTAAATGCATCAACAGACAATTTTGGCCTAGAATTAAAAGCCTCTGCACATTCAACTTACGAATTAGCTATTGAAGGCAATCATACTGGCGCAGTCTTAGTTGGTATTCCCTTTGACAGTTATTGTGTCCTGTCAAAATTCCATCACCGCTCGACCGACAATCATGGTTCCTTTGGCAACGCCATATCAGGCTCCAATTTGACGGTAGCTAATCTCATACTCGAGACGGGAACATGCGCCTATCTAACTGTTACTTTAAGTCGTGATTACCGCCCCGATTTTACTTATGAGTTTTCAGCGGCACAAGTTGGTACCAAAACCGGCAAGTTAGGCGTTGTGGTGTTTGGCAAGATTGAAAAGACTGTTTCGATCATGTCTCGCAACTCTGATTTCTCAATTAAGATAGGCAGCAACACGCCCTATCCCTATTCTCTATTATCTTACCGCTGGACAGGAGACGCAAAAGATGTCGCTTATTAATATTAGCAAACATGGCAATATCACGCCAACAACATTGTTTGATGTCTGTGAGCTAGACAAGCTGGCACGTGATGAGGATAGGCGAGAGGTTGAAGATATTTCACATAAACCACTCATCACCAATCTATTATTTGCGCTTGAACATGCCAAACCATGTCTAACAGCACGTACCCATTTTGGCGAACTCTACGGGATTTTTGGTGTACTTCCATCTTTCCATCATTGGGGAGCCATTGCTTTCATTGGCACAAAAGCGATTGAGCAAAATACCATAAGCTTTCTACGTGGATCAAAGGATGTTCTCAACTATGTCCAACAGCATTATGATATGCTTTGCAATATTGTTGATGCCCGTAATGAGGTTCATGTCCGTTGGCTTAAATGGTTAGGCTTCTCCATGATAAGGCGGTTAGATAATTTTGGCGCAAAACAGATCCAAGTATTAGAATTTGCTAAAGCATCAAACGATGCAAAGGCTGAGTGATTAATGAATAAATTAAGTAACTAAATCAAATGGTTAACTAAAAGATATAGGAGTTTCCAAATTTGTGTGATTTCATTTCCATTCTCTCAATGGGGCTGGGTGTTGCATCCTCCATGATGGAGTATCAAGGCGCTAAACAACAATATGCCGCTCAAGCAGAATTTGCTCGCCGTAACGCTGAAAATGCCTCCATCACCGCCACCACCAATTACAAAAATCTTAACATCAAAATGCAGCAAGAAGACCTGACCCGCCACCAATCCAAATTCCAAACCCGCATCGAAGCAGCTCAAGCGGCGGCAACAGCGGACGTGGCAGCCGGTCAAGGCGGTGTGTCTGGCCTTTCAGTCGAGCAATTACTTCGTGATATCTGGGCACAGGAAGGACGCAATAGCCAAGCCCTTGATAGTAATGCGCAGATGAACCGTGCCTATCTTGAAGGCGAGAAAAGGGCAGCTCAATTAGGCAGCCAAAATCAGATTAACTCTGTCCCCATTCCTGAAAAACCTTCCTTCGCCCCCTATCTGATTAATGCATTCGGTTCAGGGATTAATGCCTATACTGGTTACCAAAAACGAAAGGCCGCTAGATAATGGCCGTACAAAAATCAAGACGTGCAAATGGCGGCCTTTTTGGGTCAGGCCGTCAAATTGCCCCCATCCAGCAAACACCGATCCAACCAGCACCGGTTCCCTCTTCGCCCCATTTGTCACCACCACGATATGAGACCGGCAGCAATCTAACCAAGCTGGCACAAGCTTTGAGTAACTTTAATCAAAGCCTCAATAATCTGGCAAATACACAAGCTATTGAGAATAATAATCCTAATTCTAGGGCTAATCAGGAATGGATTGCTAAACGCCAACAAATGTCGTTGGATGAACTCAAGGCGGAAGTTGCTAATGATACAGCTCAAGGTATCAAAGTACGGGAAGATGCGCTCAATATGCTAGCAGCCAATAAGGCCGCCGCTCAATTTAAGAATGATTTCTTCCAGTTCTATGCGACAGAGTTCGACAAAACCAGCGGCGATGTTGATGCCGCCTATGAGCAATATCGCATGGGATATGCGCAAACATTGCCTTCAGAAATTGCCCGTGGTTCCTTCTATCAACTTACTGATGGTTTTAAAAACACGATTGTTGATCAAGATACAAAGGAAAAGATAGATTACACCCTTAACCAAATTGGTTCAGCATTAACCGATAGTTTCCGTAACACCATATCAGATGCCGCCACACAGGGTAAAACCCCAGATGAAGCAGCTAGCCTTGTCTTTGGTAATGCCGCCACCATGGGCGACTTTATGCGCCTAAGCCCGCAAGAGCGTGATCAAGCCATCATCAATTTGGCGAAAGAATATGCATCTCAAGGTGAAGAGGATATTGTTCGCGCATTGCTTAAGAATGAGCGTGGGGATTTGGGAAAAGCTTTAGTGAAAGATTATGGCTCACCCATGATTAACCTTATTAATCAAGCCGCTAACATCAAGCGCAGCCAGAAACAAGACAAGGACTGGCGCACCATTTCCGCATTTAAAACCCATGTCAAACAAGGCACCTTGGATGAGGATTTGGCTGCCCAATTTGAGGCTTCTGGTTCTATTTCTGCCCAAGCTTTAGGCGAAGGGCTTGTCCAGTCCCAAATCAACAAGGAAGCCATTCTGGAAAGACAAAGGCGGGAAGAGGCAAAACAACAAGCCGCTAACATCCACCAGATGCAAAGGATGGAACATGTCGCTAGAGCCTATGAGGCTATGAATGATATTGGCGGTATCACATATATTACCGACGTCGAAATTCCCAATGAGAGTGGCACCGGCAAGGTACGTTTATCGGCCAGTGAACTGGTGAAAGAAGTGGTTAAAATTAAAGAACAGGAATGGCAACAACTAACCCAAGCCGCCATTGACGCGGGTGAAGACCCTGATGTTGCCATCAACCAAGCTGATCAGATGAGGCTTAAATGGTACGCTGATCAGAATATTGAAAACAAATTATGGTCACAGCAATTTAGTGGCTTGGCATCACGTGCCCTACTCATGGATTTAACAGGCAAAGACAAACGCGTCGAATATCTCAAGCAAGTTGTTAATCGTTACCAAAATATCGCTAGCGTCAATCCTGCCTATGCCGCCACTTTGGTTGATGACAAACCATCACGCGAGTTTCTAGAGAGCTACAATGACGCTTTAGCTTTGGGCATGGATGAAGACACCGCGCTGCTAGACGCTGCCCAGACCGTCTCTCGTCCCGAAAATGAAAAGCGAAAAACCCAGCTTAATCAAAGAGATACTGCGGAAGTGGTGGAGCATCTCAAAAATCGCTTTGGGCTTGAAAGTTACAATGATGATATGCTGGCAACCATGGCACATGATCTCTCGCGGCGTGGCGCTACTAAGGAAGTGGTTATGGAGAAACTAGAGCAAGATTTAGAACGCCGTTCTATTGTCATTAATGGGCATCTTGTCTTTAATCATAAGAATATGCCACCCGATTTTTCCTATCTTGTCGGTGAAATCCTGTCCGAGCGTTTGAAGGAAAATCAAGAACAAATGGGACTGGGCGATGACCCTACTGATTTATTCATTGAGGCTAATCGTTCCAATTCTCATTGGCTTGTGCACTCAAAATCGCTTGGCGGCGCGATTATTGGTGAGCCTATTACGCCAGAAACACTCGCACTTCAGCGGGAGAGTAACAAGGAACGCCGCCTTGGTCGTTATCTAGTAACACTCTCCGACTCTTTAAACAAGCAATCCGGCACACGTCACGAGGAAAAGATGCGGCGTGATCGTAACTACCATGCCCAACAGACAATAGCAACAGAAATTAACTATTGGCAGCAGGAGTTGGAAAGTCAGAAATCATCTTGGCCGAGCCAGATCATTGAAAATAATATCTATCAGCTAGAGGAAGATTTAATTCACTTCCAAGCTGAAGAGATGATCTCGCGTGATGTCTATCCAGATAGTGAGGAATGGAAAGAATGGGAAATTAATCATAGCCATGACGTGTCGCATTTGCGTAAACATTTTAACGATCTCAAGACGCGACAAGCGTCGCTTAAACAGCAACAAAGGAATGAAAAATAATCATGGATCAACGCACAAAACACGCGGTCAAATTCTTTGTTGAAAAGGGGTGGAAGCCGCATCAAGCTGCTGGAATTGTTGGCAATCTTCTATCTGAAAGTGGCCTAAATCCGACCGTCAAACCCGGTGACAAAGGCACCGCCTTTGGTATTGCCCAATGGCGCTTTGACCGCTTCTCAGGCCTTAAAAGCTTTGCGGCCAGCAAAGGCCAGGACTGGCGCGATCTCGACACCCAGCTCGACTATGTTCACCATGAGTTAAATAATAATGAAAAAGCTGCAGGTCAACGTATCAGAAACGCACGAAACGCTCAAGAAGCTAACGACGGCATGATCATGTATGAGCGTCCTTATGGTTCCAACAAGGGCGCACGTTTTGCTCATAATTACCAGGGTAGAATGGCAAATACCAACAAGGCCTTTAGCCTATGGGCTGGGCAAGAACAGGGACAAAAGGAGGTAAAGACGCGACATGCGTCGCTAAAAACAGATCCCCCGCCTAACCCATCAAACCCTTTTCCCCCTAGAGCCGGTGAGGTGCAAGCCAAAAGCGTGGTTAATCCACTCGCTCCCTTGTCAGCGCCACGATACCTTACTTGGGCAGAACAGATTGAGCAGGAAAAGCAAAAGCCACAAGAATATGATAACTGGTTTCATGAATTAGGCGCTGCTTTCCAAACCGGAACCATTGGCGCGCAACTCTACACCAAATTCAAACTCTCTGATTTTGACCCCGACTGGGTACCAGATGAGGAAAAATTCATTGAAGCAATGGACAAAATACCCGAAAATTATCATCCACGTCTATTGGCAGCCAATTCTGAAACTTCCTTTCAAAACACCTTAAAATGGATTGAAGAAGATATGGAACGCGTCGAGCGCCTAGGCAAGGGCGGCTGGTCAGCCACTGCTGCCTCTCTGGTTGCTGGTGTTGCTGATCCTGTTAATCTCGTGCCTGTTGGCGGTGTCTATACCGCCGGTGCTAAATTAGGGAGTAAAGCAGCTCGCATGGCCTATGGCGCAGCCATTGGCGCTGGTGTTAATGCTAGCCTTGAGGTAGCCTCTAAAAACCTTCTCCAAGACCCCCATGCCGACCCTTTGATGGGCGCGGTCTTTGGCGCTGGTTTTGGTGCATTAGGGGGCGCATTGATGCGTAATCCTCATGCGCGGTTTGAAGCAGAAATGGCAAATGAGGCAGCCTATCTTCCCACATCCATGAGCGATTTTAAAGGAGTTGACCAAGTAAACCTAACTGGAAACTTAAGCGCAGCACGGAATCCTGATCTCATGGATGGGCTAATAAGTGGTGAAGATAGTGCCCTTTCTCGTCTCATTGAATTACAGGATAGTGATGTTGCTAAAGCTTTTGGCTATAAAGTCCGGTTTGATATTGTTGGTTCGATGACCACGTCAAAAAACCCAACTGTCCGCAAAGTCGGTATGTGGTTAGCTGATGAAACAGTAGGGGCTAGAAACGCTGATGGTAGCCATGCCGTCATTGAAGATAGTGTTAATGCCAGATATACGAGCGACCATCGTGCTCGCAACTATGAATTCATCTCTGGCTATATGCCCGCCAAAATGGAATGGATGAAGGGGCAGGACTGGCATCGGCTAAACCCGTTCCAAAAAGGTGCAAAAGAGTTAGAGTTCAACCGTCTCGTTAATGAGCAAATCCGCAATCCCTCTGATAGTGCCGACCCGCATGTTAAACAAGCAACTCAAACTCTACAAAAGGGACTGGCTAAATTTGCTGATGATATGAATGAGGCTGGGCTTTGGAATGGTAAAGCCAATGATAATTATCTGCCACTGATTGCCAATCATAACCGTATTGCCGAGATCGACCGTCTGGTGCATCATGAAGTTGTAGAGACCGCGATTGAACGCGCCATCATCAAACAAAGCCCCAATATCAGTGCAGAACTAGCCCAAGCCATGGCGCATGGTTATTATCTTCGCATCCGCCGTGCTTCTTACGGTATGGCAAACCCGATTGATGATGCGCTTCATATGGGCGATAGAAATGCTTTCATCAATAGCTATATGGAAGCTATGCCAAAAGGCAAAACATTTAGTGAAGAAGAGTTAGGCCGCGTCTTTGATGATCTGGTAGGTTTAGCAAGTCAGGCAAGAAGCGCCAAAGATATACGCTTTCTCAAACGCCGTACCCTGCTTGATTATAATTATGAAGCCGATATCAGACAAAGAGACGGATCACTCATGCGCTTTCGAGTGCGTGATTTCTTTGAAGATGATGCCGAATTCATCTATCGCCGTTACATGCGCCAGATGAGTGGAAGGCTGGCTTTTGCCAATTCCCCGCTCAAGCATCCGACCAGCGGTGAAACCTTGCTTGATGGTGTCCGGTCAGTTGATGATTTTAACAAGGTTAAGGAGATCGTCACCGAATCCTATCGCCAATCTGGACGACCTAAATCTGAATGGGACAATGAACTAGACACTGTCTTAACCAATATGGATTTCCTCTGGAAGCGCATCAATGCCATTCCCGTTATGGGTAGTGAAAAAGCATGGGCGCAATGGATGCGCCGCATTGGCACCGTTCAATTCATCCGGCTAATGTCTAATATGGGGCTTAACCAGATACAGGAATCAGTCAAGATTTTCGCTTTGACCGGCTGGCGCGCTGCCTGGTCGTCCCTTCCTGCACTTCGTTCAATGGCGGATGGCGTGGCACGTGGTAAATATCCAAAAGATAGATTATTGAATGAGATTCAGGATATGACAGGTTTGGGTATGGACAATCTCTATAGCCCACGTGATCTAAGAATGCATGATGATCGTCTTGGTGTTGATGCCAGCCATGGTATTGGTTCAAAACTGGATATCTTTCTTGATGGAGCCTCTAAGATCACCGCCAATTTGACCTTGTTTAAACAAATCCATGCCTTCCAGCAGAAATGGGCAGCCAAAAGCATTGTTCGGCAAATGGCTGATATGGCACGAATAGCCAAACAGAATGAGGGAAGCTTTGATCTTACCAAATTAAACAAGCATGATCGTAATAAGTTAGCCACGATGGGCATGGGCGATGAAGATATTACTAAACTATTTCGTAACCTGCTTGATCATGGTGAGTTTGACGGTAAACAAGTTGTGGGCATGAATGTTGAGAAATGGGATGCAGACGTGCTATCAAAATTCCGTATCTTCCTCAATCGTTACACCGACAGGCTGGTTCAAACCAATGATTATGGCGCACTCCACCGCTGGATGTCACACCCAACCGCTGCCCTTTTTATCCAGTTTCGCGGCTTTGTCTTTGGCGCTTGGACGAAATCCACCCTGTGGGGCATTAATCATTTTGACAGCAAGACATTGATCTTGGCACTGGCTGAAGTCGCTGCCGGTGTTGCTACTTATGCTGTTAGACAAGCGCCACAAGTAACAACGGAAGAAGGCGTCAAGAAATATATGGAAGATATGAGCAATCCCACCAAATTACTGATTAAGGGCTGGTCACGTGCTGCATCCGCTTCGATCATGCCGATGGTTGCTGATACAGTGTTACGTACCACGCCGTCTAACTTTCGCATTGATACGCGAGCCTCCGGCACAGCAACTGATGCCTTCTTTGGTAATCCGGCGATTGATCAACTAACAGCCTTCTTTGATTTTGTTAAAGGCACAAGCCGTGCAGTTGTCAACCAACAGTTACCAACTCAATCAACCGTAAGGAGCGGTGCACGTTCGCTCATTCCCTTTTCTAACTGGATTGCCTTTCAAGCCCTCCTAGGGGCACTAATCCAGCCACTTCCAACCAGTAATAGCGCCGCAGGACGCGGCTATAAATAGGATAGTCCAAAATTGGACGCTCCTATAAAACCAAGTAAAAATAAGGAGTTATTCATTGACAATACCTGAAATTATCTATCAAGGCGATGGTTCAACAAGCCAATTTGATATCCCTTTCCCTTACCTGCGCCGTGATCATATTACGGTTTTGATTAACCAAGTACCGGCTTCCTTTAGCTGGGTTAATAATAGCCGCATTGAAACATGGGCAACACCAGCTCAAACCGATATTATCACCATCCGTCGTATTACCCCACAAGCGCCTATCCATCAACTACAAAATAACCGACCTATCCCCGCTAAGGATTATGTCGAACTCGCCTTACAAGCTATGTATTTCGCTGAAGAACATTCTATAACCCCAGTCATTGGCGAGAAGGGCGATAAAGGCGATAAAGGGGACAAGGGCGATAAAGGGGACAAGGGCGATAAAGGGGACAAGGGCGATAAAGGGGACAAGGGCGATAAAGGGGACAAGGGCGA